CTACCTGTCATCTGGATGGCTCCAGGCCTTCAAGGTGTCTGCAGCCCATTTGCTCGGATGTCCGAGCCGATACCAACGAAGCATGGAACGAGCGACATTTTCCTCGACGGACAGAAGCTCCAGCGGCGCGGTGAAGCTGAGCCATTCCGAGGATCTCGGGTCAGGGTTCTTTGGATCGTGTATGTAGCCCGTCAGCATGGGTGCCGGGTAATTCTCGATCGCCCACTCTTCGATGATCGGCGTCTCGAACGGGTCAAGCACCGGCATGCAACGCTCTTTCAGTATCCGGCGCAAGTCGGATGAAAGCAGATTCGCGGCGTCCGCGCGGCGCCTGATCGACCGCAAGGTGGAGTTCGCGTCTTTCTCCCCAAAACGAAGTATTCGCATCCCGCTATCCTTCAAAACCGGAGCCAGTGGGCTCCTTGCGCTGTTTAGTGATCTGGTTCGGAGAGCCAAGTCGATACCAGCGGCTACGGGTCCGCACGAAATGCTCGTCCTCGGAATGAAAGTGAGCGAAGAGTTCGCTGGTCATAATCCTATCGCCATTTGGAAGGGATGGATGCCCTTCGACATTGCCATCGAGGCTCGGGACCTTTCTGAAGCTATAGGCCCAGAGGTCAAGAATGGGGACAGCCATAATGGACGGCGCCGACATTGAGCCACTCTGCAGGCGTCCGAGATCGGCCACCAGCCGTATCAGTTGGGAAATATGTTCTTTCATTTTTGAATGCATGATTCGCTCTGCTCCCGACCGTGGCGCGAAACCGCAAGGATTCGCGACTCATTTGGCGACATTTTGACGCCAATGGCGCCATGTAGAGCGGAATATCTGTTGGGCGTCAACATTTGTTGACAACAGCTTTTGCCCAAGCTGCGGAAGCGTGCTTATGAATCCTTATGCCGCAAGTCCCCGCGATTATGATGAAAGCAGCCAGGGAGTTTCTCGGCCTCAGTCAGGACGACGTCGAGGCAGTTTTTGGCATGTCCCGAAAGACGATACAGCGAATGGAAAAGCGCATGGAGGTAAGCGAACAATACGTCGCCGCTCTTCAGCGTTTCTATGAGGAGCAGGGCATAACTTTCGTTCCACCCACTGATGAAAGGGGGTGGGGAATGTACAATGCGAACTTGAACGGCGTAGAGCAATCGTTGAACAAGCTCGAAAGCGTCCCGATGCCGAAGCGCAAAAAGGCGCACGTATCGTCGGCCACAACACACGCCCAGTCAGCTACAGATAATGAAGCGGGCGGGACGCCTGAAGACCCCCCTTACGTCAAATCTTAGTGCAGAGTGTCAAAGCCTACCTCCGCTGCGCGTCGGCAGGTACATGAAGCGGACGGGCTTCGCCCGACATTTGTTTTGTATCCAAGCCCGTCCGGCTCTTAGCGATTGATGGCTGAGCCTGGGCTTGGATACGAACAAGGACATAAAGAATCTGCCTGCGGCAGATACTTCTTTTTTCGGTGCGCATATGCATGCGCCAGCGCATTGCAACGGGAATGTCTGCTAAAAAGACAATGGATTCTCCTGCTCCTAATTTGCCCGAATTTCGAAAATAAGTGAAAACAGTTGCCGCCATCGGCCCAGAGCCCGGTATCAAGCGGAAAGGCCGGCTGCGGCCGCGCATCCCAGCACCAGAGAAACAGCCTGTCGGGATCGACCATGCCGTCCGGCACGCCCGCGCCCCGCCAATGGCCGAGATGCGCCTCCAGAAAACGCCGCTGCTGGCTGTCAGCCCTGAGACCACCGGAAAAATACGGCAGCGCGCTTTCCGCCGATTTCGGATCGACGAAGACATTCGGCTGGTTCGCTCCCTTGTCGATTGCGGGGCATCCGAGTTCCGTGAACCAGACCGGCTTCATCCCCGGCGTCCATGCCGTCGGCGTGGCCCGCTCAGCGCCATTAACCCTGTCGTAGTGACGGTTCGCCCACCAGCCCGCGATATCCTTGTAACGGAAAACCCAGGGCTTGCCGGCCAGCCCGTCGGTAATGGGCGTGCGGATACGCGCGGCCCGGTCGATATCACTCGCATAGTACCAGTCGACCCCCTCGCCGCCGACAATCTGCGCGGCCATCGCCAACCCATCGTCGGGCGTGGCAAAGCCATCGGGATTGCCGGCCTCGAGATCGCCATCACGCCAGTCGGCAAGCGGCATGTAGTTGTCGATGCCGACCGCATCGATCGCGGGGCTTGACCATAGCGGATCGAGGTGGAAATGGACGTCGCCCGTTCCATCCTGCGGATGATGACCGAAATACTCGCTCCAGTCCGCGCCATAGGTGATCTTCGTGGCCTCCCCGAGGATCTCCCTGACATCCGTCGCCAGTTCCACCAGCGCCTCCACGAAGGGAAAAGCGTCCACCCCGTCCCTCAGCGTCGTCAGCCCTCTCAGTTCCGATCCGATCAGGAAGCCGTCGACACCGCCCGCCGCCTTTGCCAGCAGCGCATAATGCAGCACCAGCCGGCGATAGCCCTCGTCCGCGCCCGCATAGGCAACGGAGGTTCCCGAAACCGTGAAATCGCCAGCCTCAGCCGAGCCACAAAAGGCCTCCACCGCTCCCCTTGCGACAGCCGTCCGATCCGGCGAGCCGGCATGCCCCGGCGCCGGCTGACAGGTGATACGTCCGCGCCAGGGATAAGGCGCCTGTTCCGCCCCGCCATAGGGATCCGGCAGGCCATTGCCGGCCGGCACATCCATCATCAGGAACGGGTACAGCGTCACCTTCAACCCGCGCGCCTTCAGATCCCGGATCGCCTCGACCACACTCATATCGTCGGGCGTGCCACCATAGGCCGGACCGCCATCGTTGCGGCTCACCAGCCGCGCCTGCGCCCGCCCCATGCCGCAGACGCGCCACACCCGGCTTTCATCCTCGCGTGCGGAAACCTCGACGCCCGGCACGACCCGGCATTCGTCCGCCCTCAGATCGGTGCCGAACCAGCTCACCACCAGCGCCACGTTTTCGAGGTTCGGACAAAGCGCCTGCAATTCGTCGATGGAGGCCTGCCAGTCGGTCGGCGCGGTCAGCGTGTTGCGGTTGAGAATGCGCTCCTCGCCATCCCCCGCCTGCTCCGAGACAGCCGTTGCCGCATAGCCGTGCTCGGTTGCGCCCGGAATGATCGTCACGGCGCGGATATCGCTTTCCACCCTGCCGACCGGGCGGATCACCTCTAACTGCATGAGCGGAATGCGGTTGCCGAAATCGTCGAGCGGCAGCCGTTCGAACACCACATAGGCAAGCCCGCGATAGGCCGGCACGTTGCCCGCGCCCTGCTTCGCCTCGATCAGCGGATCGGCAAGCTGGCTTTCCGACCCGGGATAGAAACGCATCTCCACCCCGGTCAGGTCGATTTCCTGCCCGTCGGCCCAGACCCGTCGGATCGCCGCTACCGGCCCTTCGCACAGTCCGAAGGCGACATTTGCGAAATAGCTGTAGGTCTTCACCCGCGTTCCCGTCGCCTTGCCGCCGGCGCGCTCGGTGGTCACCTCCTCCTCGAAACGTGTCGCCCAGATCAGCGTACCGCCGAGCCGCGCGGTGCCGTAGAGCCGCGGGATCGCCGTGCCCTCGGAAGCGCCCGGCAGCCTTGCCGCCGAGAGACGCGAACCCGTCACCGTCGAGCCGCCGATCATCATGCGGTCGACGGCGCTGCCGGCCAGCGCGCCGGCCGCCCGGCCGATCACCGCGCCCAGCGGGCCGAAGACGGAACCGAGCGCGGCCCCTGCCGCCTGAAAGAGAATGGTCGCCATGGAATGACCTCAGAGAATGTCGGGAAAACGAAAGACGCCGGCAACCCGCCTTCTCCACGCCGGCACCAGCGCCGAGCGGATCACGGCCGCCTGTTCATAGGCATGGATGAAGTGGTCGGAACCGGCGAGAATGCCGGCATGCTTGGCAGCGAAGTGCGGACGGAACCGGAAGACCAGCAGGTCGCCCGCTTCAGCTTCCGCAAGACCTGGAACGGATACGAAATGCCGCGCGGCGGCATCGAGCAGCCGCTCCTCGCCCGCCCTCTCCGCCCAGTCCGGCGCATAGGCCGGCACCATCTCCGGCTCCTCGCCGTAGAGTTCGCGCCAGACACCCCGCACCAGTCCAAGGCAATCGCAACCGATCCCCGCCGCCGATCCCTGATGCCGGTAAGGCGTGCCGATATAGCGCCCGGCCGCAGCCAGGACGCGGATGCCGATCTCGGTCATGACAAATTCCTCGAATTGAAAGAATTGCAGGTAGCCCCTCATCCCCCTGCCGGGACCTTCTCCCCGTGAACGGGGAGAAGGAACAAGCCGCGACATTCGCCCTCTACCGCTCGCCACCGGGAAGGATGGGCGCGACAGGGCCGCACATCCCTTCTCCCCGCCTGCGGGGAGAAGGTCCCGGCAGGGGGATGAGGGGCAAGGCCAGTTCTCCAACGAACGCGAAGTTCTTCCCTGTCATGCCGGACTGGTTCCGGCATCCGGCGACCCGACGTCCGTCGGGTCAAATACCGTTTCAGCCCAAAGACCTGGACTGTCTGGCTACCAAGACAAGCACAGTCATGACGAACCGGGGAAACCTCACTCATAAAACACGCCCCCGTCATGCAGGCTCTCGCCCTTCACGTAGGAATAGGCGAAGTCGCTGCCTGGCATATGCGGAAAGCCCCGGAAATTGGCGACGTTGGCAAACCGGTCGCGGCAGGTCGAAAACGCCTTGTCGCAGCCGATGGAAACGGTCACCGCATCCCCCGCCTCCGGCAATCCCTCCAGCGGCAGCCAGAGCCTGAGCCGCACCCCGCCCGTCGCCGCCTCGCTATCCTCCACCTGAACGGAGAGGCCGGCATTGACGCCGCCGTCGAAACCAAGCCGCCCCAGCCGGAAATGCCCGTCCGCAACACTCGCCGGCAGCGCCACCACGATCCGGTCCCGGCTTTCGACCGCCACGACCGTCCCGGAAATCCGCCGCCCGCCCGTCGCCATGTCGATGCCGCAGCGGCCGTCGCCAAGGCTTGCGTCGCATCGGCGGTTGTAGATACGGCCATTCTCCTGCGACAGCCTGTGGGCAAAGCTCCTGAGTTCGGCGGTAAAGGCCTCGCCCTCCCGCGAGACCTCGCCGATCTCCTTGACCGACACCAGCAGATGCTGTGCCTCCGGCTCCTGCCAGTTGACGAGAAAAACCTCCACCCGCGCGCCGTCATAGCGCCCGGCGGCAAGGTCGGCCTCGGCGATCGCCTCGCTGGAAAAACCGCCGGTCACCTCCGCCGCCGGAGCCGCCATGCCGCCCGTCTCCCGCGCTTCACTCGCGGTAAAGCCGCTCGCCGCCCGGAATGTCGTGCCGGCAAACACCAGCGAATGGTCGTGCTCGGTAAACCCCAGCACCATCCCATCGCCGCGCGTCACCCGCCAGGCGCGGCAAAGCGTCGTCACTCCGCCCTCGATATGGGCGGCAAGCGCTTCCGGTATCTTTCTCATGGCAGGATCTCGATCAGCGGAATGGTGGGAATGCGTCCGGCCCGGAAGGCCTCCAGGTTGAGATCGATACGCTCGGCATCGAAGCGCACCGGTACGTCGAATTCGAAGCCCGCCTGTACCAGCGCGCCGGATGCAGGAATATAATCCTCATCGATTGTCACGAGACCGGTTGCCGTATCGCAAGCGAAAGCGGAAGCCGAGAGTTCGACGCCATCGACGGCAAGCCGCACCGTTCCCGACACCGGCTTGGCGATCACGCGCCGCCATTCCCCCGCCGCATCGCCATAGGTCTTCGCAAGCTGGAAGGTCGCGCGCTCCCCGTCCCCCTCGCCGATCAACTGATCGAAGGGCGTCACCGCCCGGTCGGGCGCGCAGGATTTCCCGTCCACCGGATCGCGGAAGCGAAAGCCGTGGAGACCGCCGCCCCGCGCCTCGAAGAAGGACAGCACCTCGTAAAGATCCGTCACCGAGCGCACCCCGGACCCGGCATCATAGGCGCGGCGGCTGTCGCGCCAGCGGCGGTTGCGCGCCTCCCTGCCGTTCGACAGGTTGACGATATCGTTGCGCCGCACCGGCCCACCCGTCACGTTGAGCGACAGGCGCAGCGGAAAGCGCACCTCGTGGAAACCATCTGCCATCGGGTATGCCTCCTTCGGATGAGACTGGATCTGCTATCGAAAGCGGAATTGCTTTCAACGCTCTATCTCTTTGTTTTCACGCAATCCCGGACGCAAAACCGGTTCCCACTTTTGCTGGATTGCTCTCTTTGTTTACACGCAATCCCGGGCGCAAAACCGGTTCCCACTTTTGCTGGATTGCTCTCTAGGTTTACACGCAACCCCGGACGCAAAACCGGCTTCCACTTTTGCTGGATTGCTCTCTAGAGATTCCGCCTGCCGCGCCCGACAGAGCGCGCCAGCATGGCGGTGATCTGGCCTTCGCTGCGGGCAAAGCTCGCCGCATCCGTCGCCGTCACGTTGAAATTGATCTGCGTCGTTCCGCCTTCGCCCGCGGCCACCCGAGCGAACCGTCAGCCCCACGCTTCAGCGGCAGGATCGCCTCCGAACCCGCCTCGCCCATCAGGCCGAGTTCGCCGCCCAGCGGAAAATAGGTCGGCGCGGAAACCACGCCGCCCGTCGCAAACGGCGTCACCCTCCCCGGCACACCGCCATCGGCGAAGGGCAGGATGGAACCAAACCCCGAGGTCAGCGAGGAGATCAGCCCGGAGGTCAGCGTCGAAAGCATGGTTTCCAGCGGCTTCAGCCCGGAAGAGAGCGCCACGTCGGAAAGCCGCGTGCCAAGCGTCCTCAGCGTATCGTCCAGCCCCTTGCCGCCGATGGTGGCGCTCTTCAGCGCGCCGGTCAGCGCCCGGCCGAAGCTCGCCGAACGGTTCTCAAGGTCGTCCAGCACCTTCAGCGCCGCCGACGCGTCGAGATCGACTGCAAAGGAAAGATCGTCGTCATTCATGATTGAACGCTCCCTTGAACAAGACGGAGGCGAGTTCGATACGTTCCACACCGTCATGCCTGTGCTCGTCACAGGCATCCAGCCAGCCCAAGTCCTTGGGCTGAAAGACTCTTCCGGCCCCTCATCCGCCTGCCGGCACCTTCTCCCCGCTCGCGGGGAGAAGGCAGCAAGCCGCACCGTCTCCATTCCCTCTCCCCGCTTGCGGGGAGAGGGTCAGGGTGAGGGGCAAAGACAGTGGGGACGGGCCAACTCTTTGCAGATAACCGAAACCCGCCCCATCAATCCGGAAAAGCCCGCATCAGCATTTCCAGCCCATCCCGCCTCAACCGCGCAGACCGCGGCGCAAATGCACCGGTCATCGCGGCGAATTCCACCAGACTCAGTTCCCAGAAAAGCTTCGGATCAAGCCGCAGGCGGCAAAGGCCGGTGTCAAGCACCGCCCCCAGGGGAAGGGACGCGCTCCCGCCCCGCCGCCTGCGGCTCTCAAGGGTCCGGCGAGGTCGACCCGGACCCGTTGATCGCCTTGCCCGCCTCGTCGGGGGCAAATGTCAGCGTCAGCAATTCGCGCACCACCGAGGCGGCACCCGCCACCCCGCCCTCGACCGCCATGCCTCTCACGTCCTCGTCGCTGAAACGGTTTCCGCCGCCGCGCAGGCCTGCGGCGATGATGCCCGTCAGATCCGCCGCCTTCAGTCGCCCGCTGGAAAAGCGCTCGGCAAGCCCCGCAAGACTGTCCGCCTGAAACACCGTTTCCAGCTCGGCCAGAGCGCCGAGCGTCAGGCAGAGAATGCGGCGCTCGCCGTCGATCACCGCCTCCACCTCGCCACGCCTGCGGTTTGCCCTGCCGATCGCGGGCGCGAGATCGCTCCCGCCCCGCATCAGAGCGCCCCGAAGGAAAGCTGACCGGCCGATTCCAGCGCCAGCTCGAAGGTCACCTCGCCGTCATGCGCGCCGGCATATTCGAGCGCCGTGATCTGGAAGAGACCGGTCACAGTGCCGAAATCGGGAATGACCACCTGCCAGGAGAGAATCTCGCCGGCAAAGAAGGCGGAGCGCACCCGCGCGTCCGAAGCATGGTCCTTGAACAGGCCCGCGCCGGAAAGCGAGGCGCGCTGCACGCCGGCTCCTGCCAGCAGCTCCCGCCAGCGGCCGGCACTTTCCCCGTCGGTTACGTCCACCGTCTCCGCATTGAAGGCGAGCCGCTTCGAGCGCAGCCCGGCGACGGTGATGTATGTGCTGCCATCCAGAATCTTGAGCAGCAGGTCCTTGCCCTTCTGTGCAACCATGTCGGTTTCCTTCTCTTGTCCGTTCATCCTGTCGAGTTGTTGAATTGCCGGTTGGCGCGACGGTTGCCCGCGGCTTTGGAAAGCCGTAGAGGAAATGGCCCCTCCGGAATCTCTTCATGTCGTCTTCGCGCATCCGCCTCATCGCCCTGCTCGCTGTCAGCCAGATCGCCGGCTGGGGCGTGAGCTTCGACATGCCCGGCGTCTTCGGCCGGCGCATCGCCGCCGATCTCGGCATGTCGAACGAGATGGCCTTTGCCGGCCTCACGGTGATGATGCTGGTCTCGGGTTTCGCCGGTCCGCTGGTCGGACGGCTGCTGAAACGACATGGCGCAGCACGAGTTCTCACCGCCGGCTCTCTCGCCTTCAGCGCCGGCCTGTTCATGCTTTCGATGGCGCAGGGTCCGGCAAGCTATTTCGCCGCCTGGCTGGTCATCGGCTTCGGCGGTGCCTTCGGGCTATCGGTTCCCTGCTATGCCGCGGTCGTCGAGCGCGAGGGTTCCGATGCCAAGCGAAGCATCGGCCTTCTGATGATCTTCACCGGTCTTTCCGCAACCTTCGCCTGGCCGGCGCTCACCTTCTTCGGCGATCTCCATGGCTGGCGGCCCACGCTTGCGGGCGCAGCCCTTCTCCATCTCCTGCTGCTGGCGCCACTGCATCTGTTCGGCCTGCCCGCGGCATCGGATGGGAATACGGCAGGGCAGGCCTCGGCGGATCGGGAACCGCTTGCGCTGTCTCCAGACCAGTCCCGCCTCGCCTTCCGGCTGATCGCGGTGATCACCATCACCTTCAGCCTGCTCACCCTCGGCCTCGCCCCGTCGCTCCTTGAACTATTGCAGCAGTCCGGCGCATCCGCCGCCGTTGCACTCCAACTCGGCTCGCTTCGGTCCGTACTCGGCATCGCCGCCCGCGCGGTCGACACGCTTGCCGGCAAGAAGGCTTCGCCGCTGTTTTCCGGCAAGCTCGCCTGTCTCCTGATGTTCGTCGCCATGCCGGTGCTCGCGCTATCCGGCGGCGCCACCCTGCCGCTCTTCCTGTTCATCGCGCTTTACGGCTTCGGATCGGGCATCTCGGCGCTGTCGCGGGCGCTCCTGCCGCTCGGCTTCTTCTCCGCCAGCCGCTATGCGCAGCTATCGGCGCAGTTGTCGCTGCCGGCCAACCTCGCCATGGCGATCGCGCCCGTCATCGTGACATTCCTGATCGATCGCGGTGGCCCCAATGCCGTGCTCACCTATTGCGCGGGCCTCGCCATCATCTCGCTCATGGCCTTCCTCAGCCTTTCGCGTATCGAAAAGCGCGCCGGCTCAACCAGCTGACGCAAGCGGCTCCAGAACAGCCCGGAACTGCACTTCCGCCACGAACAGCGTCGTCTTCGGCTCGCGCCGGCTGACGCTGGCGCGGTGGGCAAGGCTCACCAGTGCATGCCCAGCCACGTCCAACGTCGCATCATGCAACAGCCTTCGCACCGCCCCGGCGATCTCCTCGGCCTCCCGCCGGCTCACCTTCGACCAGGCCTCAAGCGTCAGCAGGATTTCCACCCCGTCCTCGCTCGCGGTCGAAAAGTCCCGCGTCTCCGCCTCGCCGATCACCAGCGCCGGAAGCGGCAGCCCCGCTATGCGCCGGTCGCGAATGCCGTCCGCGCCGATCACGGCAAGGAGCCCCGCATCGGCCATCAGCCTTGCATGGATCGCCTGCAGCAGTTCATTCACCGGATTTGCCATGGCTCTCGCCCTCCGTCGTTTCCTCTACCGCCGCGCCGCGGCGTCCGGCCTCCGCCATCAGCCCCGCGCCCTCGCGAGGCTGCCCCGAGCGCCGGGCAAGACGTGCCGAAAGCGCCCGCAACAGCGCCGTCTTCAGGTCGCCGCCGGTCAGGCGTATGGCGGCCTTCATCGCCCTTCCTCCCGGCAGCGGCAGGCGAGATAGCGGCCGCTCTCATCGGGATCGCGCACGCTTTCCACCGTGAAATGCCTGGCACCCTTCGCAAAACGCATGCCGGAAACGAGATCGCCGCGCCGACGCACCCAGATTTCGTGGGTAATCTCCACGGTCTCGGCGCCGGCCCGTTCCTCGACCTTCGCGGCAAGCGGCGTCACCAGCGCCCAGACGCTGGCGACCGCCTCGAAAACCTCCGCCGCACCGCCCTGCCCGTCGGAAACCGGCACGGGACGCTCCAGCAGCAGCCGGGCGCTGAGCCGGCCGGGGTCGAAATCCGCAATCACCATGGTCAGAGCCTCCGCCGGCAATAAGGTGCGATCAGCCGTTCGTAGCCCGCTGGCATCGCCGCCGGCTGGTCCTCCAGCGAGACCGCGCCACGCACGGAAAACATCAGCGCCACATGGGAAAGCATCGCCCGTTTCAGCGTGCCGGGCACGTCCGCGCCCGTATCCCCGAAACCCGCGATGAAATCGATCTCGATGCCGTTGATCGCACGGCCCGGCGTCGGCGTCTCGCTGAGCCACAGCCGCGCCGGACGGCTGTTGCCCTCCAGCAGGTGATCGTCGAGCGATACGAGGGACGGTTCTCCCGCCTCGTCATAGACGGTCACGGTCTCGATTGCCCTGACCGGGCCACGCTCGATGCGGATCACGCCATCGTCAGGCCAGCGATCGAACGCCAGCCGGAAACCCTGCGCCAGCAGCGCAAGACCCGTCTCGCGTTCCAGATGCTCGCGGGCGACCGTAATCAGCCCCTCGATCATCGCATCCTCGTCATCCGTATCGACCCTGAGATGCGCCTTCGCCTCGGCCAGCGTCACCGGCTCGCCCGCGGGCGGCACGGTCGGGATATAGGTCATGAATGTCTCCTGTATTGGTGGCATGGGCCTGTCATCGAAGGGGGTTGCGGGTGCCCTTCATCCGGCTGAAACGAAGGGACGGTTAAGCTGCCCCTCATCCGCCTGCCGGCACCTTCTCCCCGCAAGCGGGGAGAAGGCAGCAAGCCGCGCCGCCTCCGTTCCCACAAAAGGCCGCAAACGGCGCTGTCTCCGTTCCCTCTCCCCGTTTACGGGGAGAGGGTCAGGGTGAGGGGCAATTTGCGGGATTCTCCGAGAGACGCCCCACCCACCCCGCCTCATCAATCCGCCGAGAACTTCACCAGCTTGATCGCCTCGAAGTTCTGCACCCCGCCGCCAACGCGCTTGGTGGTGTAGAACAAGACGTAAGGCTTGGCCGAATAGGGGTCGCGCAGAACGCGGACGCCCACGCGGTCGACCACGAGGTAGCCGGCGCGGAAGTCACCGAAGGCGATAGAAGTCGCGTCGGCGGCAATCGCCGGCATGTCCTCGGCCTCGGCCACCGGGAAGCCCATCAGCGAGGCCGGATCACCGGCCTTGGCCGGCGGCTGCCAGATATAGTTGCCGTCGGCATCCTTGAACTTGCGGATCTGCCCCTGCGTCTTGCGGCTCATCAGGAAGCTCGCATTCTGGCGATGGCCTGCCTTCAGGGCATAGACCACGTCGACCAGCACGTCCGAGGCACCGGCGACGGAAAATGCGCCCGCCGCACCCGTCGCCACATAGCCGATCTTGCCCCATTCCCAGGCGCTGTCCGCCACCTGATCATAGGAAAGCAGCCCCTTCGGCTTGTTGACGCCGTCGCCGGTCACGAAAGCGGTGCCTTCCTGCTCGGCAAAGGCGATGTCCACCTCGCCGGCGATCCAGGCTTCGATATCGACCGCCGCATCGTCGAGCAGCGCCTGGCTCGCGGCCGGCATGGCGTAGAGTTCCATCGTCGGGAAAGAGAGTTCGGCAAGCTGGGCCGTTCCCGTCTGCGGCCGCGCCGCGGTCTCCGACACCCAGCCCGCCGTCATCCCGGCCGGCGAGAAGGGCTTCTTCAGCACCGAGCCGGAAACCTGCCTGACCGTCGCCAGCGAGCGGACCGGCGAGACGACGGAGAGCCGGCGTCCGATCTCGCTGTCGGTTTCCGGCGGCACCAGATAGCCGCCGTCGGCGGGCGTCCCGGCGCTCATCGCCTTGGCTTCGAGTTCGCGCAGGCCGCTTTCGTCGCCGCGACGGATATAGGCGTCGAAAGCGGCCTTGTGTTCGGCCGCCTCGATCTCGCCCACCCCGCCGCGGGAAAGCGACGGACGCATCTTCTTCAAGAGCATCTCGTCGATCGTCCGGCTTTGGTCGTCCATCGCCTTGTTGATGCGCTCCAACTTGTCGCGGGTCACGACGTCGGAAACGAGCTTTTCCTCGATTTCCGAAAGCCTGCGGTCGTTGACCTCCTTGAACGCCTCGAAAGCGCCCATGAAGTCCTCGAAGGCCGCCGTCACGCCGTCCGGCACGGCCTTCACTTCCGGGGCCGCTTCCGGGGTCACTTTCGGAGTCTGGCCGCGCCTTGCCGGCTGCTTGTCATGCATGTTTTCCATTCTCGTCATCCTTTCCTGAAGACGTTCGTCGCCATTGCCCGCGCCGCCCGGCGCATGGCGCGGACGAGCTCGGTTTCCCTGTCGCGGTAGAACCGCGCATGTTTCACGTTCGAGACCCTTGCCGCCGGCAGCATGGGGAAGGTCACCACCGAGATCTCCCAGAGGTCGGCCTCGAGGATGCGGCGCACGCCGCTTCCCTTGTCGGAACGGGCGCGCACGGTGCGAAAGCCGATGGAGAGCCCGTCCAGCGCGCCGGATTTCATCAGCGCATGTACCTCGCGGGCACGCGCCACGCCGGGCGAAAGCACGCCCTCGACATAGAGGCCGCGCTCGTCCTCGCGGATCACCTTCCAGCTGCCGATCGGTTCGGCCGGATCGTGCTGGAAAAGCATCCGCACGCCGGCGGCACCGCGCGCCTTCAGCGATTTCGAAAAAGCCCCTGGCTCGATGGTGTCGCGGCCAAGGTCCACCTCGCCGAACAGGCTGGCATAGCCGGAAAAACTGCCGTCGCCGGAAACGCCCTTCAGCGTCAGGTTGGCGCGGGTATGGGTCAGCGAAGGCGGTTCGCGCTTCGGCGTCATCGTCCTACTCCTCGTCATGGAATGATGTGTTCGGTCGGCCACCGATGAGGCGCCTCCCCTGTCGGAGAGGAGCCAGGTTGCTGACAAAGTTCGGCCTTGGGAGCGGATCCACTCCTCCCCGTCATGCCGGACTTGTTCCGGCATCCAGCAGCGCGATGTCCATCGTGCAAAAGACTCTTTGCGATCAAAGACTTGATCGCGCTGGATCCCGGCTCAAGGCCGGGATGACGGCAGTGAATGAAACACCGCCATCCCAAGAGAAGGCCGGCAAATGGCTTGTCAGCACTCTAACTTCCCTTTGTTCTGGAGAAGCCTCACTGTGGGACCAATGAGAATACCTGCCGGGTCGCGGTCAGGTTTCGGGCGGTCGTCCGCCATAGCGCTGGGCAAGGCGCGCGAGTACGCCGAGCGCCCACCAGGCCGAAAGGCTCGCGGCCGCCGCTCCCGCCAGCATGGTCTCCTGCGGCGACAGGCTGGCGGCCACGTCGAGCTTGTGAACCAGCCACAGGCCCACCGGGCCACCGAAGATCAGGCCGCAGGCGACGCCGGTCAGGAAGCGGGTCGCCGCCTCGCGATTTCCTCTGGGCAGGAGATAGACGAGCGAGATCGCCGAGCCCGCGACCGCGCCGATCAGGCGGGCGGCGGAAACGCCGCCGTCGTGGCTGAAGTCAGTCATTTTTAATCTCTCGCAGCTAGGATAAATTCCGACCGGCCGCACGATCCCGCCAGGATTTCGTCTTACGATGGCGGCGGCCGGTCTCCTCCTCTCCGTCCATCGAACGAACGGAAGCGCCTTCACGCGGCGCTTTAAGAAGGGCGGTTTTGTCGAGTCGAAAGAATCGCTTGGACGCGAAACCTCACACTTCGATTCCGCGTCCCCATGCAGTGCTTTAAGGCGTTCACCTTTTGATTCAGCCGGAAACCAAATTCCACCCGCTCCTGGGCCTCAGTATCCCACGGCCTCGCGCTTTTCCTCCTCGGACAGGAAGTCCGCCGCCCCCACCCGCGCCCACAGAGCATCGCGTTCAGAGGCAAGTCCAGCCACCTGATCGAGATCGGGAACGAGATTCAACGGCGTCCGGTAAAGGCCTGAAAGGAATGCCGAAAACCGCGCGGCTGTGCGTGTGACCAGCGGCAGAACGGTCAGCCGGTAGAAGGCGCGGTTGGCCTCCTGATAGTTGGCATAAGTGTTGTCGCCGGGAATGCCGAGCAGCATGGGCGGCACACCAAAGGCAAGCGCGATGTCGCGGGCGGCGCCGTTCCTCGCCTCGACGAAATCCATGTCCTTCGGCGAAAGCCCCATCGACTTCCAGTCGAGCCCACCCTCCAGAAGCAGAGGGCGACCGGCGCGCATCGGCCCGGAATAGCCCTCGTCCAGTTCCTGCTTCAGTCGCTCATACTGGTCGGCGGAAAGGTTGCCGCCCTCCTTCGGCTGGTAGACCAGCGCGCCGGAAGGCCGGGCCGAATTGTCGAGCAGCGCCTTGTTCCAGCGCCCCGAAGCATTGTGCAGGTCGAGCGCGACCTGGGCTGCGGCAAGCGGCGGGAAACCCGTCTGGTCGTCGAGCGGGTGGAACAGCTTCAGATGCAGCACCCCTTCCCCGTCACGGCCGGCAGCGATGCGACGCCGACCCACATCCGCACGATAGTCATAGGCTTCCGGCCAGCCATCCGCGCCCGTCACCACGCTCACCCGGTCGGGGCGAAGCAGGTGCAGTTCGGCCGGCCGCTCGCCGAGCGCCAGCGGCTCGACATAGGCATTGCCGGAGAGCAGCAGATGGCCATAAAGCGCTTCCATGAAGTCCGGCCCGCCCATGCGCGGGTTCGGGCGGGCGATCAGCGCCAGCACCGGATGCTCGGTCAGTTCGCGGCCGTCATCATAGGCAAGCCAGGGGATCGCGGCCGCCGCCTCCGCCACCAGCCGCACCGTGCGATGGGCGACGGGGTTCCGCATGAAGCCCTCGCGGGCAAGCGCCCCGTAGGAACGGCCCGTCCAGTGCGCAGCCGCCTCCGCCGCGATCAGCGACAACCCGCCAGAGCCTACAGCTCCCTTGGTATCGCTCACCGTATTTGCGGACACGGGTGATCTTTCCGCCGGGCCACGCCACGGCAGACGAAACGACAGTCTCAT